AGTGTTAGATCGTGAATTTTTTTAATGCCTGTGTTAGCCATAATCAGATATATTTAATCTGAAGTGTTAAAGAATTAAAAGATAATAAAAAGAATTAACCGATAATAAAACTAGTTGCGTTTCCGCCTTCCATGTTAAGAAGAATTTCTTGATCTAATTTTTCCATCATGGCCATGCCTTCTTGTTTTAGTGTTTCACCATTTAGAGTGGTTCCTCCTTGTGGTCCTGCAATATTTCCAAATTTACTTCTTGCTTCGCCCAACATAACTTTACAAACTGCAAGAGTATAATCTCTAACCCAAGGTTTCACATAAATGTCATTTAATAAAATAATATCAGGTCTGTAATTGTTTGTGTGTAATAAAACTCTCTCAGTGTCAATTCTTGGACGCTGTGTTATGGTCAAAGTTTGTGTGGCATTGTCATAATGAAATTGTATAAAAGAACCAAACATTTTTCCCACTAATTCTTGATAAGATGCAAAAGCATAATAAGTTGCCAACCCACCTGCTGCACCTGCTCGCATAAGATAGGTATTGGTGTAGGCTAGATTAAATGGTTCAAAAAGAGTTCCTCCCTGACCATCTCCTCGCGAGCCCACTGTGGATCTTGCTATTTCTCTAACATTGATAACTTCTTTAGGTAGAATGTATTTGTTTTGATTTTCTTTAAGATCCAAGAAAGAATAGCTTTCTTCTACAGAATTGTTAGATCTTTGTCTAAAACGGTTTATGGCTCTTTCCAGTGCAACTTGGTAGTGTTTTGGGTCTAATTCCACCTCAATCATACCATCGCCCAGGTTAGTTTTAACGTATTCAAATACTTCTTGCTGTGCTGTTTGTAACTCTGACATATGGATATTTATGGCTGCTGTCTTTTCTATAAATATGGTTAGTATGCCACGTTTATCAATATACAAGCCGGAAAAGGGCAACGATTATAAGTTTTTTGATCGCAACATAAATGAGATGTTCCAAGTGGGTGGAGTGGACATCTTTTTGCACAAATACATAGGCACATACGATCAGGGTGCTACAAATAAGGATGGCCCTGCTAGTCCTACATTGCCTACAGGAAGCACACTGGGAGAAAGAACCATACAAGACTTGCTTTTCTTAGAAAACAGAGACAGAAAATACGATGCAGATGTATATGTTATTAGAGGCATTTATAATGTACAAGATACAGATTTTAATCTCAGTCAATTCGGTATGTTCCTACAAAACGATACTCTATTTCTAACAGTGCATTTAAATGATATCGTAGAAAGATTAGGTAGAAAACCCATGTCAGGAGATGTGGTAGAATTTCCCAATTTAAAAGATGATTACAGTCTAGATGCTAGTATACCTATTGCTCTAAAAAGATTTTATGTAGTTGAAGACGTGAATAGAGCAGCCGAAGGATTCTCTCCCACATATTGGCCGCATCTATTAAGATTAAAATTAAAAACAATGGTGGACAGTCAAGAATTCCGCGATATATTAGGTGATGCCACCACAGCGGGTTCTCTGGCAAGTTACATGAGCACCTACAACAAAGAGAAAGAAATTAACGAAGCCATTGTTAATCAAGCAGAAGCAGATGCTCCAAAATCAGGATTTAACTACAAACAATTTTATGTTACTCCCATTGATGAGCGAGGCAACATACGATTAGAAGGTATCAATTCAAACGAAACTGTATCATCAGATCAGCCTATCAATGCTGTGATTGATACTCCGGCCAGCAGTCATTATGGATTCTATTACAACGGCGATGGCATACCACCTAATGGTTATGTGGCAGGTGCAGGAACTAGTTTTCCTACATCAAGTGTTAACAAAGGAGATTATTTCTTAAGATTAGATTTCTTACCTAATAGATTATTTCGTTTTGATGGAATAAGATGGATTAAAGTAGAAGACAGTGTGAGATTAACCACAACTAATAATAATACTAGAAATACATTTAAAACCGGGTTTGTTAACAATAGTAGCACTACCACAATTAATGGATTAACTGTGGAGCAAAGACAGACACTGAGTAACGCTCTAAAACCAAAGGCTGACAACTAATGTTGCATTTTTACGACGGCCAGATTAGAAAATTTATGACTCAGTTTATTCGAGTACTGAGTAATTTTTCTATTGAATTGGGCAAAGGCAAAGATGGAGTGGTACAATTGAGACAGGTACCAGTAACCTATGGAGATATGACTCGTCAGGTGGCCAATATTATTAGAAACAATAGCGAAAATGCTCTACAATCAGCACCAAAGATTGCTGCATATATCACAGCGTTAGAATATGATCGAGAAAGAATGCAGAATCCATATCACGTAGAAAAACAACATTTGAAAGAACGAACCTACAATGAGGCCACTGGTGAGTATGAAGATACTCTAGGAGCAGGATATACTATAGAAAAAGTAATGCCCAGTCCGTTCAGATTAAATGTTAGTGCCGATATCTATACCACTAATACAGATATGAAATTACAAATATTGGAACAAATTCTATATCTTTTCAATCCAGACTTTGAAATTCAAAAGAGTGACAACTATATTGATTGGACCAGTTTGAGTTATATCGAACTAACAGGAATAACATTCAGTTCAAGAACCATTCCAGTGGGTGCTGACACAGAAATAGATGTAGCATCAATCAACTTCAGTATGCCTATATGGTTGTCTCCACCGGTTAAAGTTTCTAAACTAGGAGTAATACAAAAAATTATTATGAGCATTTATGATGATGATGGTGGTATAGCCGAAGGGTTAATAGACGGTACTCTGATATCAAAATCCTTTGTTACACCCAACAACTATGCTCTATTATTAACAGGCAATCAGTTGAGAATATTGGGCAGCACAGGCACTAATGTGAGCTCAGGTGGTGATGGATTTTACACAGGTGCTCGAGCAGAAACCACGCTGGATCCTTTTGAACAATTTGGACCTCCAGTCAACTGGAATGTGTTATTAAATCAATATGGAAAAATCACAAACGGATTGAGTCAAGTTAAATTAGAACAAGAAAATGGCAACGAAGTAGTGGGCACTATATCAGTGTCTCCACTGGATGAAACTATTCTTCTGTTCAACACTGACAGTGATACCATACCAGCGAATACCATACAGTCAGTTACTAAGATTATAAATCCACTGACATTTGATGCCAGTGCTGCTCCGGCCAATGGCACAAGATATCTTATCACCGCAGATATTGGCGACAGCACACAATACTGGCCAGGAAATTTAGATGCTCAAGCCAACGATATTGTACAATACAACAGTGCCACTAACTCATGGAGCGTGGTATGGTCGGCAGCCGATTTTGATTCCACAGTGGAATATGTTACCAATCTTAACACAGGTATTCAATACAAATACAACGGCACAAACTGGGTTAAGAGTTATGAAGGTATCTATATTGCAGGCAAGTGGATACTTGTGCTATAATTAAATCATGCAAGACAATATCATATGTTCTGGTGCGTTGTTCTACGCAGTAAACACGAAAAGATTCTTATTTTTACAACGCAATGATGCTAAAACTCGTGGCATGTGGGGATTGGTGGGCGGAAGAAACAAATACACAGAGAGTGCATTTGAAGGATTAAAAAGAGAAATAGAAGAAGAAATTGGATTGACCGCTGCCTTTAAAAAAGTTATACCATTGGAATTATTCACCAGTAACGATCAGAAGTTTTTCTTTAATACCTATGTGATCTGTGTGTCTGAAGAATTTCTTCCACGATTGAACGGAGAACATAATTCTTACGCTTGGTGTGCATTTGAATGCTGGCCAAAAAATCTTCATGCAGGATTAAGAAACACTCTCAATAATCGATCAATAAAAGGTAAGTTACAGACTATATTGGATCTTATAGTTTAGTTTTTTCTAATATTAAACTATGGTTCTATGTCTCACCATGGTCACTTTAAGTATGGCTTCTCCATTTGATGTGGCTTTCAATCTCACAAGGTTGCTAGCAACATCGGTGCTGATAGAGATCAGGCCATCGGGATAAGTGTTACCTGTGGTAATAATGTTGTACACACTGTTGTAAGCTTCCGATCCATTGTGCACCACTGCCACTTCTTGAGCATTGTATTCTCCCAGGTTATTAGCTGACACTGTGATGAAATATTTGGCTCCTCTGTATACAGTTTTGTTCCATGAGTCTAATATCTTGAACGCTTCAGTTGCAGCAGGTTTTGGCAATTGATGTCTATAGATATTCACAATAGTATTGCCACCACTGTTGCTGGTTGCGCTGAGTGTGACAGTACCATTGGTATGTTCAGTATCAAATGTCAGCATAGGACCAGATTTAGAAGAAACAAAATTGCTGGCTACCGATGCAGTAACACCTTCTGAAGCCACATATACATCATAGGCTGATGCTGTGCCCTCGGTAGAATTGTATGCTGTGACAAAATAATAACAACCAACATAGGCAGCAGAGCTGTCATCGTTGCTGACAGAGCTAAATTCATCAATGGTTGTGGCTTCAGATGTCACTGTGACTGTGTTCAATAGTTTGGTATATGTTCCTAAATTTTCTACTTCTGAATCTTGTAATCTCACTCGATACATTCTCACATCATAGTTTACTGATGTGGGAGCGTTGGCTTGTAATCTCACGTTACCACTATTAATATCAGCAGCCAGTGTGATTAATGGAGTATCACCAGCATCTGTGTTGTTCTGATTGAATGGCATCACGTATGCTACAGAATCATCATGTACCACAATGGCCTCAACGTTGGATACTTCTCCAGTGTCGGTGTCTTTGGCAGAGATATAGTATTTCGCACCACGGAATGATGTTTTGCTCCAGCTGTCTATGGTGTTTAATCCTGCATTGGCATCTCTCAATAAATTGGTTCTGTAAGCACTCACTGTGGTAGAGCTACCACTGGTGCTGGCAGCATATAGAGTCACTGTGTCTGTGCCTGAATTGTAATCAGCTGTGAATGTCAACTGTTCTGTGTTTTTGCTGGATAAAAATGTACTGCTCACATAAGCATCGTCTGCATTGGTTACCACAGATACTTCTGACACTGATGCTGTGCCTTCGGTTGCATTGTATGCTGTGACTATGTAATGAGCTCCAGTGATGGTAGCTGATGTAAATGTGTCTATGGCCTGGGCTGATGAACCCACTGTTGTTGGGGCAATTCTTTTGTTATAGGTTGTGGTAGAGTTGGTAGGAGAATCTTCCAATATCACTCGATACATTCTCACAGTAAAATTCTTCTCTCTAGGATTTTTTGCTATCAATTTAAAAGTACTGGATTCTATAATTGCATCAATGTCCATTAGAGCACTGGCGCCAGTATACAGCGTGTTGTAGGTCACTATGTAAGGAGTAGTACCATCATGAGTTACCAACACTTCGATGTTTTGTTTTTCACCAATGTCTGTTCCGCTGATAGAAACGTAATATTTGGCACTTCTATATGTGGATTTACTCCAGCTGTCCAACGTTCTATAACCACCGTTGTCTCTCAAAAGATGATTTCTATAGGCATTCAGTGTGTAGCTGGTTCCATCGTAGGTGGCAGCTTTTACAGTGATAGTACCAGCAGAATATGTGGCAGTGAAATTTAAATGTGAAGTCTCGTCCGATGATGCATAGTTCGTCATTACATAAGCATCCACTCCATCGTGCACCACAAATACATCATACATGGCTGCAGTGTTCAGAGTGCCGTTGCTCACTGCCACTGTGTAATGCACACCATCATACGCAGAACCAGAGAATGTATCAAAAGTTTCTCCTGTGGTAGATGATATAGAAGTTGAGCCAACCAAACCAGTATAAGTGCTGGTTGAACCAGATTCTGAATCACTCAATCTTATTCTATAACTTTTCACAGTGGTGTTGAAATTACAAGAAGCCAATAATCTCACATTGTCTCCTGAAATAGTGGTGCTCAATGTTACCAATGGATTATTGCCAGAGAAAATGCTGTTGAATGTGTTGATGTAAGATGTGGTACCATTGTGGAATAATCTCACTTCTATATTTTGAACTTCTCCATTGGCCGATGTGGCACTGATATAATATCTTGCTGCTCTATAGGATGTTTTGCTCCAGCTGTCTAATATTGTAGAGGTTGAACCCAATCCTGTAGAAACTAGAGTGGCCACGTTGCCAGACGATCCTGCTGTGGTGCTGGTGCCCAATCCCATTCTATAGTAAGTTGTAGAGTTAAGATTGGAAGTGCCAGTGGCAGTTAATCTCACTTTGCCAGTATCTATGTTCGCTCCAAACGTCACTTGATTATTAGTTGCTCCAGATTGACACACGTTGCCTGATGAAACAAAAGCATCTGATCCATCGTGTACTAAAGAAATTTCAGCTGTGCCCACTTCGCCACTGTTTTCATCTCGAGTGACTGCAAAATAAAATGCACTTTTTAGAGCAGAAGTTAGGAACACATCCACAGGTTTTTCATTGGTTCCTATGTTTTCCATCTCTCCCACTTGTACGTTTGCGTTAACCACAGTGTTGTTGTATTCTTCTGCTGCCAATAAACTCTGAGCTGTGCCTGATGCAGATTCCACTGTGCCATTACCTAGATTTATTCTATGATACTTCACAGAATTTAATGCAGAAGGTCCTGTGGCAAGTAATCTCACAGTTTCATTGGTGGAATCACCATCCAGATCAGCCAGTGTTGCAGAATAGGTCACCTGAGGATCTTCGGTTCCAGATAGCACAACTCCGCTGGTAGACGCATAGACATTGGTGCCATCCTGCACCAAAGAAATCTGTGCCACACCGGTTTCATTGTTGATCTCATCTCTGGACACTGCAAAGTAGAATGCACTGTCATAGGCAATGGTGCTGTCCACGCTGGTGCCTGTGAATTGATCTGCGATTTTTGCCACTGTGGTTATACCCACAGAATCTCCCACAGATGTGTTGTTGGTCACTGTGGTAGCAGAAACTGTTATACTATTGACCACTGCCATGGCTGCAGATGTAGTAGCAGATGTAGCAGTGTCATCTCCTAGATTTATTCTTAGATAGCTGGCAGTGTTGTTGGCAGTTGTGCCTGTGCCGTATAAAGTAACATTGGGATCAGTGTATCCTGCTGAGTAGGTCAGTTGACCTGTGTTGCCTGTTGAAACCACTCCACCTGATGAAACAAAAGCATCTGATTTATTGGTTGCCACAGATATAGAAGCAGTGCCATATTCCACTGCTGTGTTGTTCAGTGTAGCAGCAATATAGAATGCACTGTCATAATCATCGGAGCTCCATGTGTCGAATGTGCCTGGAGAAGTTCCAATGGCCTGAGAGTCATCCACAGCACCATATACAACCACTCCTGCTAGATCCACAGAT